TTTTACCCAGATTCTCATTGCCTCAGCGTCTCTATGCTCTAATCTCTGCATAAATTTATCGTCCACTACGACGCATTGATGAAGGTTTAGACACTGTCTATTTGGGTCTCCTTTAGGTCTTCTAATCTCTAAATATTCTTCAATATCTGGATGATTGATATCTAAATTTACAGATGCTGCTCCTCTTCTTACTGCTCCTTGATTAGTAGCAATAATAGTAGAATCATAAATTTTAGCCCACGGAACAACTCCTTCTGACTGACCTGTGTTACCGTTTCCTATATTTGCTCCTCGGCCTCTAATTTTCGATAAACCGATTCCGACACCACCACCAAGGGAAGTAAGCCTCATTAACTCAGCGTTAGTAAGGCCTATTCCTCTTATAGAATCTGGTGTGTCTATACCGAAGCAGGATATTGGTAATCCTCTATCTGTGCCTGTATTCGATAAGACAGGGGAGGCTAAGTTCAACCAACCTTTCCACATATAACGAAAAAATTTATTCGCTAGGTCAGGTCGGTCTAATCTCTGTGCTATTCTGTTAGCTACTCTGCGATATGCTAATTTTGGTGTTTCGTTTTCTAATAAGTACCCTTTAGATATAGTTGCTAAAGAAACTTCATTCATCCACTCAGGATAATCTTTGCCTGCTTCCCATTGGGAGTAATCTAATTGTAAAGTCATATCCGTATATTAAAACATTGCGTTAGCGTCCCACTCCATATGACCTTTAGCGTAATTAGTTACCCTATTAGCAAAGAAATCAGTTTGCTGTTTTCCAGCAATGACTGCATCAAACCATTTCATAGTTTTTAAAGCTCCTTTATCAATTTCTTCCGCTGGTATGATAGGTTTTAAACCTAAATCTGCCATTTTAGTATTAATTCTATGTTTGATAAAATTCTTTAATTCATCTTTAGTTAAATTCTCTAAATCACCTAATTCAAATACTTTATCAATAAAATCAAATTCTAATTTAGATGCCAATAATGCAGCTTCTTCGATTTCTTTTACTAATTTATCAGTTTTAAATTCTGGATGTTCTTTCATTAAGGTTCTAAATAACCAACAGCCAGCTTCAGAGTGAAGTGACTCATCTCTTACTGACCATTCTACTATCTGTCCTACACCTTTTAATTTATTTCTCATTTTAAATGATAAAAGAACTGCAAATGAAGAAAATAGATTAACACCTTCTGTAAACGCAGAAAAAATCGCTAATGACTTAGCTCTTTCGTGCCAGTTAGGAGTACCGTCGTGATTATCTCTCACTTGCATTAACGCTTCTATCTTCGCCATAGTTGTTTCATCTTCTAAAAATTCTGCGAAATCATCTAAACCTAATTGCTCATTTAATAAAGAATATGCTTCAGCATGAATAGTTTCTGAAGAGCCTAAAGTAGTCCCCATCATAATAACTTCTGGTTTTCTAAACCATTTAGTTACTAATGTTGACCAGTAATCATTTACTATCGTTTCTGTTTGAGCGAAACCTTTTAGAATCTGCCCAACGACATTTTTTTCATGGTCTTTCAAATTACTTTTCCAATCAGTTACATCTTGTGACATAGGTACTTCAGTATGTAACCAATGTGCTTGTTGTTGTTTAAGCCAGTAATCAAATGCTTTTGGGTATTCGAATGGTTTATACACCACTCTTTCTTCTAATAGACTCATATATCTTTATATATTAATAGGTTAATAAGACAATAAATCCCCAAGAGTTAATATTTTTCTCTTGAGGATATCTTTAATAAATATAAGCATTATCCGTTATCTAAACGTTCAACACTAAAAAATTTCTTCGCCAATTCTTGGTGGGTAGAATTCACTCCATTTTCATTCGGTAAATCTAAACTATCTAAGTCAGCTTTACCTTCAAATTCGATATGACCGTTATTGGTATCCATCTTAACATTGTATGTCATACCATCTTGTCCGTATCGATTTTTCATTACGTGAACTCTACCAGTCCCTAGGACTTTGTCCTCTTTCTGTCGCGAAAGAGACAGGCAAATGTCTGCAACCATCATTTTATCATAACTTCCTGCTGCCTTATCTCCTTCAATGACAGAATCTTTAGCACCCATTCTATTTACCTGAGATGGTGTTAGAATAGGAATCTTAAGTTCTTTTGCTAAACCTTTAGTAGCAATAAATACATCATCTATCTCATCTTTTCTTTCTGAGAATTTACCTTTGGAAGGTGCTCTAAGGTAATCTACATAATCTATAATTACTAAATCAGGTTTATGTTCCATATCTATACATTTCTGTATATGGGATTTTACAGTATTAACTGTTGCACTTTTAGGTGCGTATTCTTTTACTATTAACTTACCTTTAAGGTTATCTACGTATTTTTGAACATCCTTACGGTGTTTATTAACTTCATCAATAGAGTACCCTGTAAAATAGCAGTCAAATCTTTTGCCAACGTAATCTTCCCCGAGTTCCAAAGTGTAATAGTTGACTTTATACCCAAGCTTAACAGCATGAGCAGCAATAGCAACCATAGTCCACGACTTACCGCCACCAGGGTTACCAAATACAATAGCCAAGTCCCCAGGCCCAAATCCTCCTTGAATACCATCATTAAGGATAGGCCAAGGAGAAGGAATAGTAGGACGGTAGTCAGTTCTATAACGACTTTCCACATCTTTATTATATTCATGTCCTATGTTTTTATCCATACCAGCTTTCATAGCTTTTTCTACTAGATTTCTAATACCGTCAAAATCTCCTTGTTTAAGTAAATCTGCAGAATCTAGAATAGCTGATTTCATTTCTTGATTTTTACAGAAATTAGTAAACTCTTCCTGTACGTATTCTAAATCTTCTTGAGAAGCTTGATAAGAGTTTCTTAATTCCTCTTTTAACGCTACTTGAAGTACTTCATTCTCTACTTTTTGTAATTCTACTTTTAGAACGTCCATTGTAACAGTAGTATGGTATTTATCAAAATAAGTAACTATTTGATTAATAATCCATTTATGAGAATCTGCATCAAAATATGCATCTGTAAGTACATCTCTTACGTTAAGTAGAAAATTTTTATCGGTAAGTAAAGATCCTAGTACCTTTAACTGAAATCCTTTTCCGTATTGTTGTAAACTTTTTAATGTCATTTTATAACCGTTGTTAGCCCCCTAAAGTTTTCGAGCCAGCCTTCTGTATTTTTAGTAACACCTTCTATTTTATCTTGATCTAACAATCTTAAGAAGGCGCCAGTCTGTAAATCAGGTACCGGGCTCTTTATAATATCTAATATAGTATTTTTTTCGCTATTATCCAACACAGAATCGTGTAAATTCATTAATTTATAATTTGTCATGACTCTATCCCAATCGTGAATAATTTTAGCAAATATTTTTTTCGGTTTTTCACCGTCCATTTGAGTTTCACAATGATCCCAAACATTCTGTAATGATGCTAATGAATCCCAAGTAAAACTTTTCCATTCAGAAAGAATGGTTTTAATTCCTAATCCTTTAACTCCTGGTAAGTTATCAGAATTATCTCCAAGTAATGCTTTTACTATATTGTAATTTTCAGGTAATACTTTAATTTCTTCAACAATATTATCTACTGTAAAAGTTTTCTTTTTTACTGGAGCATATACTTCAATATTCTTATCAATGAGTTGAAAGAAATCTTTGTCTGAAGAAACTATTGTTACTTTTTTGTTTGTTGACGATGCGTTTTTCGCTAAATAAGCTATTATATCGTCTGCTTCTAGTTTCTCCATGACTATTTGATGCAAAGGTAAACATTCTAAATAATCTTTTGTTCTAAATAATTGTCCTATAAGAGCTTCTTGCTCTTCTTCTCTAGTATCGTATAGCCCCCAATGAGTAATTCTAGCTGTTGCTCTTTGAGCCTTATAGTTAGGATCAATATTCTGCCTGTTTCCGGAACCTCCTTTTCCATCCCAAACAACTATAACTCTAGTTGGATCGAATATCCTAGTTACATACCCCAAGGAGCGAAGGAACCCAACCAGGCCTCCGATATGCGTGCCTGATGGGTTCATCGCCTTGAGTAGTGAGAAGCTACGAATTAACATATTCATAGCGTCAATGACCAGTATATGATCATTTAACTCACGGGGTGGGGTCTGCTTTAAGTTATTTAGGATATCTTCGTATGCCATTAATCTAATAAATTAGGTGATATCGGAGTCTCTTCTAAGTCACCTTCTTCGATTAGATCAAAATCTATAGAACCAACTAATTTTAACCAGTGATCTTTGTGAGCATCTTTATACTTATCAATTGCTCTTTTATCATCTTCAATAAAGCCGTGCTGAGTCATCACAATTCTACCTCTAGACTGTACTCCTCCGATATGATTCTTCTCTACTTGAACGTTAGTACGTTTAGCAAATTCGACTTGCATACCGTTTTTGATAGCTTTAATTTTAGATGTACCTGGGTTAGTAATATTACCGAATGTTATAACTAAAGTTGCATCATACCACATAGACATCCCACCTTTATTTTGAAGTTTAGGCATACCCATTGGAGATTCTGGTTTCATAGTCCAGACTTTATTGATAGCAACTAACGTATTAGTATAAGGTGAATTCTCTTTTCTTGATAATAAAATCTTTTGATTAAGATTATTACCGAATTGAGTAGACATTGCACCTGCATTCCATTCGTTGTTGTTCTTATTAGATCTTACAGATAAATCACAAGGAACTGATCCGATACTATCCCAGAAGAAACACATATCAAAAGGTAGGTTACCTTTAGCTTGTTCATCCATAAGATCGGCAATATAAACTGCTACATCTTCAATAGTATTTAGAGTACCTCTATCTGCATATAAGAAATGTCCTTCGTAATCTGTAATATTACCGTTAGCATCTTTAACCTCCTCAATCTGTAATCCCATCTCTTTTGCATGTTCCCAAGACCATTTCATCTCAGTAATAATAAAGACAGGCAGTATGCCCAATTTCTGGGCATTGACTGCTGCTTCTATAAGGGCTGTTGTTTTGCCCGTATCACTATGTCCACGCAATAGAGTGATGTGTCCGGTAGGTATACCGGGTAAGGAAGTAATATCTTGAAAGGCTTTCGATAGTGGTATCCATCCCTGCTCCTTAAATTTTACAGAAGCATTCGAAAAACCTTTCTTCTTTTTAAAATTTCCTAGATTAAACGACTTACGTACAGATTCAGTCGCTCTAGCTTTTACTTCTTCTTTTTTCCTTGCCATTATTCATTAAATAAGTCATCAAATTTACTAACTGTATCTTGGTTGCCAGCAGTAGCTGTTTCCAAAGTAAAGTCTGATTTTTGAGGACTTGTGCTTTCTGGCGTAGTTTCAGCACCAGCTGCTGGAGCATTCTCCTCTGCTGATCCTGGGTTTAAATAATTCTGAAGTTGTTTCTTAATAAAATCGTAATCATACTCTGTATGAACTTCAACCGGATTCGGTTGTTCCTTTAACCACTTATCAACTAAATCATTATTATCTGATAAAGGAGTTTGTTTAGGTTTGATTCTTACAGTAGTTTCCGGATAAGGGTTACCTTGTCTTTGTTCTACTACCATATCCCAACCGTTGATTATGTCTGTGAAGTCACCTACATCTTCGTCTTCTGCTAAAGCAAGCAAAGACTTATAAATAGTTACTCCAAATCCCCATAATCTTACACCTTTATCTTCTTCTCCTCTTACTATTACAGGAGCAAAGATTCTAGTCTTAGGGCTTATTTTACCAGATAGAGACCAATTGTCTTTATCATTCGTCTTTCTAAGTTCTTTTACGAACTCTTCAATTGGATCTTGCTTACCAAAGTTAGATAAAGCAACCATCGGGTATTTTCCAATACCGTAGTGAAACTTTAACTCCTTAAAAGGAAAAGCAGGATCGAAAGCAGAAGGTACAATACGTACTGTTTGCTTTCCTAGTTCAGGTTTCCAAAAAATAGTGGAATAGTCAGTTTTTTCTCTTTGCTGACCGTTGTTGTTTAACGCGTCAAGTTTTGCGCGGATAGCATTTAAATCCATATAACTAATTTTAATTTATAACTTATTATACTAATATAAGAACTTATTTTCAGTTCTCCAACTCTATTATCTTATAAAGTTTAGTATTTACTCTTTTTAGCTCTGGGCCTTTGGTGAGAAGAATGCAATTTCTGTAATCTGCCCAATTAACTCTGTAAGATGTATCTAAGACACCTCCGTTGATTTCTTTAATTAGGGTATTTAAGGCATTAATAGTGTAGAGAGTGTTAGTCTCTTTTTTTCTATGCACAAGAATAGTATTTTCTAAAAACGTTGAAACATTTCCGAAATCTACATTATACGTACATATATACTCATCTTGGCTCTTAGAATAAAGAACAAAAATTTTGTTGTATATAATTCTGTACTTTTCCTGTATAGAGGATAATACGTCTTCTAGACCTTCTTCGGTTGAAAACGTACAGAACAGTTTATTACTCATATCTTCGTTTAAATATACTTCGTCGAAATCGTACTCGACAGAAAAATCTGTAACTGATTGCATTCTATTATAAATATGATTCTGTTCTACAAAACTAAATTTTTACTAAACTTAAATTTAACTGGGTACTTCCCATCTTTTTCTAAAATCTTTTGAATTTCTTCTAAGGTTTTTTTACCGTCTTCTTTGCTAAAATCAAAGAGTATGGCATCGTAAGTAAACAACGCTATTTTAGTTTTCTTATCTTTAAGATAGCGTAATACTTCTTTTAATATAAGAATATTATTTGAAGTTTCCAACGATTGCATCATATAATTCATCAACTTAGCTGGATGCATGTCTTTTAACTCTTTTGTGAAAGGCTTTGATGATTGTGGATTCCAAACTACTCCATTATCATTAAACGTACTCCACATTGTATCAATATATTCTTGTATTTCTTTAAATATTTTTAAATCTTTATGCTCTTCAGGTATTTTGCCATAAATTGCCTGAAAGTTTATTTGTTTTGCTTTAGTATATTCCTCATCTGTTATTTCATCTTTACCGAAGTAAAGCTTTGCTAATTGTTTATGAGCTGATTCAGGGGTAAGTTTGTAATCAATCTGCTCAGAAAGTAAACGCAAGTGATACCCGTCAAAATCAAACTCCACAAAGTAGTCATTTTGCGGTCGGAAGGTTTTTCGATGCCTCTCCGTGTGAGGAATAGCAGCGAAATTAATACTATTATAAGAATTAGTGGGTCTAGATGTAGCATTGTATAAATTATATGATGTTAGTACTTTATTATCTACTATATTATATAGTGGATCCCTAGGAGAGAACGTCTCTACGAAAGGTTCGTAATAGACTCCTATACCGTGTTGTTCTATTAAGTAGAATACGTTAGTTGCAGTTTTATTATAAAAATCAAAACCATCAGGAATACCGTATTCTATTACTTCTTTAATATCGTTGTAAACTTTTTCACAGGATTCGTATAATTTCGATATAGGAATTAACTTATTTACATAAGGAACACTTCTAAATTTATTATAAAAATAATTAATTGCAGAGTTACTTTTATTAACTTCTAATCTATCATAATTTACCATACTATACAAGAGCGAAATATCTATTGCATCCTGTAAATTAAAGTAATATAGAAGTTTCTTCTTATCTAATGTATATAGTTTACTACATTTAGATAAAATTTGATAGATACGGTCTTTACTAATATTAAGACCTTCTTCATGATCTATAGGAATAATGTATCCATGGTCTGATTTAAGTAACCTGATATATACTGCAATTGCTGATGTGAGTTTAGGATGGTAGAGGTCATGAGTAGGTATAACATCTACAAAACAACCTAGTCTAGCTAGATTTTCAAGATTTATTAACTTAGATTCTTCTTCTACTATATAAAACACTTACAAAACCTTTTCTTAAATATAATAAAAAAGATTCGTATAAGCAACTAGTATTGAGATATTTCTTGATTACCGCTATCACTTCCTCTTACTCCTCCTTCGATTCCTTCTCCAAAATTATTATCATTGTAGTATTCAACAATACCTCCTCCGCCGCCTCCGGTTGGCGGTCTTCTACGAGGTGGTACTGGTGGTAACTCTCTTTTGATTTTTTGTTTTTTAAGAGTACGTTTAAATTTAGGTTTAACTAATTTTTTGGGGCTTTTTTGAAGTGTACTTGGCTTATTTCTTATTATTCTTATCTGTTCCTTTGGTGGAAGTTCCTCAAACTTATAACCTTCTATATCTGATTCTATATTAACGAATTTATCGAATTCTGTGATTAACGAGGAAAGGCCTTTGAGTTCAAGATTTCCTTTAACAGTATTTTCTTTATTTCTGGTTGCAGCACCTTTGAATAAGTAACCTTGATTAAATATATCTTTAACTGGTTTTTCTAAAATCCATTTTATAGAAGTGCCTTTAAAGTAAAGTTTAGAGATAGATTTATCATATCTAATTTTAGTTACTTCAATAATTTTATCAGAAGTATTCTTTTTAAGGAAGTACCTCATCATAAAGCCTTTTTTATAGTCAGAAGGTTCTGGGTAAATAGAATCTCCGGAAAACTCTTGTGTTTCTTCTGAAATTGCAGGGCTCATTTCAGAATCATCATATATTAATTCTAAAGATTCATCACCAGGTTTATTACCCGCATAAAATTTACCGGTAGAAGTTTCAACATAGGCACCCTCATAAGATTGTCCAGTCTTAAACATGAACATCCCAGCTTTCGCGAACTTTACTAAATATTTAAATACTGGTAACCACATATTATGCTTCTCTTGTTATTTGTCCACCCCAACTTTTGCTTGCCTCTGTCCAGTAAGAATCTAAACGAGCTAATAATGCATCTCCTCTAGCATCTTCCTTATTAGCAGCTTGTTCTTTGTCGGTATATTGATTATTTCTCTCAGCTTGCGTTAAGTGCCAGAATCTCCATTCTTCTTCACATGCATTAACAATAGCTTGTATATTTATAGCGTTAGTTTTAGGTCTTAATACAATTTTCCAAGGTGCTGCGTATTTATTACCTGAGGTAGATTGAGTTTGTTTCTTGACCGTGTTACCTACATTACCGCCGATTATTTTAAACTTATTTCTACCGACTCTACTTACTACTATATCAACGTGTGAGCTGCCTTTATATTTTGCATCTTTAAAATCTATCTGATTATTTTCTCTTCCTTTTAATACTAAGTCCCCTACTTTAGGAATAGTTTTTCTTGCATCTAAAACTTCCCAATTGCTATCACTTCTTAGAGCTTGAGCATAAGCTGTATGTGATGTTCTACCAGGGAAATTTGGGTATCCTTTTTTACTCACATAAGAGATAAATGCTGCACTCCAAGGATGAGAAGAAGGAGTTAACCACCCGTTTTTACCTGTTAAATCTGCTGGAGGTGCAGGACGTTTTGGAGGGTTTGCTAAAAGTTCTTTTTCTTGTTGTGTTGGGACTGCTATTGCTGGTAGGTTAAACATTCTACAAGAAATATCTGTCTCCCATCTGTTCGAATCATTTATACTATGAGATATAGTTGTAATCACAAATCCAACTTTACCTTCGTATCTTTTTGGTACTGCTGACGGAGAAATGGTAAAAGCCTCCCCTACTTTTAAACCTGATATTCCATCCATAGTTAAATTTAGATCTATAGGTAAAAGTCCTGGAAAATGAGTTGCTACCTTTTTGATACGCTGATACCTACGTTCCATAGCTGAGTAGTTGCTACTAAAGTTTGAATATTTAATGGATATGCTATTGAATTTAGATTTACTATAAGTTTTAAAATTAAGATACGCTTTATATGCTGCAGCTACTTCGTAAGAAATTTCAGATAATTCCTTCATTTCGTCTTCTATTTTTATAGTTGAACCTTTTGGCGGAGTGAAGTTATATCTATTTACTAAATCTTCATTGTACTTTAGTAGAGTTTCATTTTTTCTCTGTCTATGACCTGCAGCGGATGCTCCTATTGCTAAAGTAGTAGCAATTGCATTAGAAATTTTAGAAGTTAGGCTAAAATTAGTAACAGAAGACTTCAACCCTATTATGTCTATTCTGTCTAACTCCTGATTATCAATAGAAGGGCCAAATAAAGTTCTATCTACAACTATCCATTGATTATTTTCATTATCTAAATGTAAGTCTAGTTGATTTATACCTCCTAAAGCAGTTGAAACATCGTCTAATAGCTTCTTAATCAACGTTTGTATAACTTGCTCTGTTTTTAAGTCCTTTTTTTTCTGTTCTAAAAAAGCTTTTTGTAAATCTAGTATATGATCTACATTTATTAATATCGCTAACGGTGAATTGACTTCTAAATCTTCTCCAAATTTATCAGACATTAACTTATACATATCTTTAAAAAGTGTAGGCTCTTTTCCTCCATAGAGGTCTAATTTAGTCATTGAATATAAATTCAGTGCAGCAGGATTATCTTTATAAGGTAAAGCACAAATACCTGGATCACTGGAAATATGTAGTTTATGTGTGGTATATTTAGCTTGTTTGAAGTCTGTGGAGAAGCTAATTGTTGTTTCTTCATCTGTGCTTTTATAAAAAAAGTGCTGATTTAATGTTTCAAGTACATCTCTCAAAGGCATAAACCAATGGTATGTTTTACTACCGCTAGTTTCTTCGTCACTACTTCCTGTTTCTCCTTTTAGTTCTGCAGACCTTCCTACTGTTAACTTATCACCGTCTTTAAACTGCTTTTTGAATGCTCTTAAATTTTCTAAATTGAGAAATTTAAAACAATTAAACATAATAGATATAACATCAGTGGTGTCTATAGTAGCAGGACCAGATCCGTTATTTTTGTCACTTATCTCTTTGAATTTATTATCTGAGGTCGCATAAGAGTTAGAAGATAAAGATTCTATAAGCTCTCCTTTAGACATTAATTTTAAAGAACACATATAACTACCGTTAGAACCATAATCCCAACTAAAATTAGTTACCTTTCCTACTATACCTTCGTAGTTATAGCCTGATTTCTTTTTAGTTTCGGTTATTTTTTTATCGATTTCTTTTGGGGAAGTACCTTTCAAAAAATCATTAAAAACTCCTTCTAAGTTTATGTTATGTTCTCCGTTTTCATCCAAATAAGAAGAATTACCAAATTCTACTAACATATCATAACCTGGTCTAAGGTATAGTTTATCGAGCATATCTAACTGCTCTCTACTATTAGCCATTATCGTCAGTTCTATTTCTTTAAGTGAACCGTATGTACTTTTTGATGCTACTTTAAAATCTACAATTCCTGGCATTGGTCGGAAGCCGTATTCAGGAGATTGATCATAAGTTCCATCACCATTATCTAAAGAAGTTTGATATGTATTAAATCCTTCTCGGATACCTATAGTAGATGAATCTTTAAAGTACAGCGTACCGCCTGATAGAATGTTATTTTTTGCGAATTCATTACCTACAGATTTTAGTGTAGAAATAATTTCTTCTTTTTCTTTATCATCTAAATTACTATCGTCTAGTTTATTATAATCTTCTTGATATTCTTGAGGTACTACATTTATTCCAGAGGTTATCCTAACCCACGCTCCTTTGTTAGAAAGAACCATAAGATCTTCTGCAGACCTTTCTTTCTTATTAAGAAGCTGTTTTCTAAAGTTAAGCTGTTTGCTTACCTCTTTTGATATAGGTATACCGAATAACTTTGAGCCCATTATCTATCATTGTTTACGCTGTTAAAAGCATCTAAAACTGCTTGAATATCCATAGGAATTCTTATTTGTACTCCTGGCTGTACTACTAAAGAGTCTTTTTTACTATTATTAGCCCCGGCAATAATCCACCAAAGAGAAGAATCTTTATAATAATTTAATGCTAAAGTATCAAATCTATCTCCGGCAGTAGTAATTAAGTATAAATCGTTTAAAGATTCTGGTATCTCCGGAAATATTAAATTTCTTCTATACTTTTTACCTTCACTATCTACTTTCATCTTTATGTTAGAGTATCTGTTCATCTTTAGTTATTTGTTACAAATATATTATTTGTTTTTCCTATAAACTCCGAACCAAATTTTGGATTTTCAGTATGGACAGGTACAAAAGCTACATCAACGTCTAATATAGTTGGAAGATTTTTTGCTTTTGGTTTAGCTTGACCAGCTGTTGCGCTTGAACTTTCTCCTTCTCCAAACTCATTCATACCTTCTGAGTGCCATATGTAGTCAGTACTCCAACTAAAGCCGATAGATTGTATATAACCTGTTTGATTTTGTAAATAGTCCCCAATAGTAATAGCTACAAATTGCCCTCTCATAAATCCAGTTCCTGCGTAAGAAGGAGCTGTTGAACCAGCTAGTATATTTAATTTTTCATATAATGGAGTCATTTCTGCTTTTGAAGAGGCTGCTACTTTAAAGCTAAAATTTATAGATCTGTTAAACCCACCGTAAGTATAAAAATCTTCTGCTCTACCTATATACTTGAATGCATCCCAGTTCGAAGAAAAATCATCGTTAAATGAATCTAGATATGCTCTGAATGGTATGTATGTAATTGTAGGAGAATCTCCTTCATTTTTTATCGGTTCTATTATCTTAAAATTAAAATCAATTAAATCTTTATAATCATTTAAAGCTTTACCTTCTGCGTCAATAAGAGTAAATTTGCTAGACGGGTCTTCAACACTTCCTGTCATCGGTCCCATACCGGTCAATAAATCTGTAACTATAGATACTACTGAACCTGAATTGTCGGTAGAGACTTTAACTTGAGTTTCAAAACCTTGATCTTGTCTATCAAACGCTTTCGTTGGGTTTTTCTTTCTTCCTTGAGGAACATATAAGAGTTTATAATTTTCTCCCTTATTTAATTTATTTCTCTGTTCAGTTGTATATAGTTCTTCTAGAGTTTTAGAGGTGCTTATTCTTGTATCTGGAGAAAAAGGAAGGGAATTATCATCCAGGTTCTGTTCAAACTTATTTACGTATGTGCTTAATATTTTCCCCCTTTTATTGGTATTACCGCTTTCTTCTATTTTACCAACAGTAGTTATATTATTTGAACCCGATTCATATAGAGCATTAGGAACAAAGTTTTTATAATCTAAATGTCCTCTTACTCCTTCTAAGTATCCTTTTTTTCCAGCAAAACCGGTAACGAAATGAGTACCAGTCCCACTTACAGGAACTTGAGCTAAGGTAGAAGCTATGATTTTAGCTGAATCTCTAGCTCCTCTTAATGCATTTCCGACAAATGATTTGTCAGGAGATTGTATATCGTTTTGTATTTTATTTAGTGCTGTAAGGTTTGCAGCAAATTTTAAAGAAGTAGGAGTTTGAGTTAAGAGTTTAGTTATTCTTTTTAAATCATCAACCCGCTTAGACCCCTCCAGTTCTATACCAGATGTACTTGCACTTCCATCTATTGGTTTTGTAACCAAAGGTTCTTGTACTCCGAATTCACCAAATGTTAGCTTCTTCAGATCACTCTGTAGGTTGATTAAAGCCATTATATAAGATTAGATTATTAACCTCTATTAGTAGTATTTGTTCCTGTAAGATCAATTACGTTATCTCTTACTCCTTTTTCAGGTAAATTATCTAAATAGTTATTAGCAGGTTTTTTACCCTTTAAGCTCAATTTAGATTGCGCAGCTAAGATATCTGGTTCATCTGTAATCGAGGAATTGTAGTGTAGAGTGGATGTACCTTTAGCACCGTCTCTAACTGTAGGTGTTTGACCTTTTAATCCTAATATCGATTCTTTTACTTTTGTTAGTAGTGACATAATTTTAAGTTATTAATTGTTTATTTTATATAAATAGTATTAATTGCTAAGTCTAGCTGATAATGCTAATGTAGAACC